CAGACGCCCATAGAGTCGTGCCAGCAAGCGTAGAAAAGAATTTTTTAGATTCAGATGCTGTGGTGCCCGCATTATTTGCATGAAATACTTGTAGGCTTAATGAATTGCCTAATGAACCAGCATATCTAGCATAGAATGGCGATGTTAAAAGAGTAGAACTCTTAATATCAAATTCTGTTTTATTTGGTATGCAGAGTGTCTCTTCTGATGTGCCATAAAGATAAACTTCTCCTTTAGCATTTCTTGCTGTAGCAGTATCAAGTGTACGAAGTACCTTTAATGAATTGCCATATTTCAAAAAGCTTTCTGCGGTTAAGAATGACCCACTGGTCATGTCATCTTTTTTACTTGGAGTGCCAAAGATTTTTCCTAGCACTGTTTCAGAAACGACATTTACTAGTTCAAGCGCCGGACCCCAATTAAAGTGTCCAACATATGCTCCAGTTGATGCCGATACCGGTTGTGTTACGGGTGTCAAGTCGGTTTCTGTAACTTGTACACCTACGCTTTGTAAGGTTGCCATATATTTTTTCTTTCTTTCTTCAGTTGTTGTTAATTATAAGTTTAGAGATCATAATAAGAAAACTTCAATCTATCGATATTTATAAAAAGTCACTTTTACAGCATATTCCATTCCTGAAGTGTCGATACCTGTCGCTCGTAGTCAACCATACTTGGGGTCGGCGCTGAAGTTGGGCTGTCAAATATGCCAAATGGCGGCAAGTCTTCTTCCATTTCTCGTATCTTTTCGCTATAGAGAAGGGATTTTAGTTCGATATTACTGAGTCCTCCAAACGCGTCAGTACTTACAAACCAGGCAAAGAGCACAAGATTCATAACCATGTCGTCGTGGGTGTTTCCTCGCGCAGCATAGCTGTCACCCTTTGGTTCAAAGCTACTAAGTTCAACTATTGTATCTGCGTCACAAACCTGAAGTTTGCCACTTTCTAATAGATCTTTTAGGTTGCTGCACCCAATACGCTTTACACGTTTTGTCATTGTCACACCAATACCACTTGACTTTACAGAACTCTGTACAAACGTGTTGTCATACTCATAGTCGTAATAGATCGAGTTGCATACCACTTGTCCAGCATCATTGTTTTCAACTATTACAAGTGCATCGTTGTATGTCTTTGCGGCACGAACAATAAACTCTGGAAACATAAGTGGAGACACAAGGTTGTCTCGATATGTACACACCTGCTTAAATGTGCCGTCTACGCCAGATATATCAAACACAGTAAATGTACTGTAGTCCTGGCCGCGACCTTTACTGACGTCAGCAGTTATTATATAGTCATGACCTTCAACTGGTTCAACATAGTAACGTATGCCATGTTGCAGTTGTAGAGGTTCACGTGACTGCAGTCCTAGCAATGTGTCTGAACCTATTAGCGTCTGGGAGCTGCCAATAAAGTTTACTTCAAACTCCTGGGCAAATTGAAGTTCGCTGCTGTTTGCAATCGTCTGACGTTTCCACTCGTCGTCTCGTCCAGGCACGTCATTCCATCGAATAGTAAATGGTTGAAACTCGTTTGTGGCTTGTATCGCACCCTCCCAAAGCTTATAAAACATATTACCAATGCCATTAGGAGTACTTGTAATAATAACCTTTGTGTCTTTTCCAGACGAAATAACGGGATAGGTACTTGTATAAAACTCGTTTGCTCCATGTACGAATGCAAACTCGTCAAGGAAAATAACATTCATTGAGAGTCCGCGAATACTTGAACCGCTTGTTGCAGCAGCAATAATCTCAGAGTTGTTGCTAAATTTTATGTTTCCCTTGTTTAGTATTTTACAACCAGGTTGCAAGAAAAATGGCAAGTTTTCAAGCATAAGGGTAAGACGAGACAACATCTCGCGTGCAGTCGCTCCTTTGTTTGCAAGTATGCCTATCTTTTTATCAGGGTTGAATATCGCGTAGTGAAGCAGCCACGCAACACTCGTCACAGACTTACCGCTCTGGCGACACGCAAGAATAATACTAAAGCGATTGTGTGTAAAGTGATCGACCATCTTTTCTTGATAGCCGCGCAGCTTAAAGTTTACAAGTCCGCGATCAAGGTTTATAACCTTTACATAGTGTTCTGCAAAGTACGACACACTTGCCATACATTTTTTATACTCGCTTATCTCGTGAGCGGTAAACTGCTGCTGCACTCCATCACGTTTGATGTATGGATTGCCATTATATGAATCTGGAGCGGTCATTCAACGTCAATAGCCTCATCATCAACATTACCTCTCAGTAACTTTTGTAGTTCTGTAGTGGTACCAACAAATATAGCATTATTAGTGGTGCTCGGTGCTGGAGTTTGTCCGCGTTTATCTTCAACCTGTACAATTTTCTTGCGCTCTTTTTGTAGACCTAGCAGCTGTCCGTTTATGTCAGCTGCAGTTTTTATCATACCAGCAAGTACCTCAAACGCACGTGGGTGTTCAGCATCAGCTGCAAGAGCATGCATCGTGCTTATAGCCTCGTCACTCGTATCAATAAGTTTCTTTATGCGTTCCCTCGCAAACTTGTAGTCTTCTTCAGCGTGTAACACAATTTCGTCATGAGACGGCCCAACTTGAGTGCCAGTGGCGACTGCAATTTCATGTTTTACTGGTAAGACGTTTTTTTCAAGAGATGCCAGTATGGTATCTTTGTTCTTTTTCATAATTATGGATTCTCATCAAAGCCGTATGTAGTGATTACAGTATAATTTTCTGGAGTGTCATTCTCTGGATCACCAAGTTCAACGCGCACGCCGTCAATAGGTAAAGAATCCGGAGTTATTGGGACGTCATACAAGTCAACGTCAACAACTTTAATAATTTTTGATGGGCCAGACTGTATGCCCATAAACTTAAACTTGATATCAAAATCTAATGTATAGATGATTGTACGACGACTGTTTCCAAAGTCACCTTCATAGTCATCTTGTATATTTGTGCTAGTTAGCAGTATAGGCACATCAGTAATTGAGCCAGGCCCTTCAAGATCCTTTACAGCAACAACATAGTCTGGTGTAAAGTACGGGACAATCTGCTCAAAAATTTGAAGCGCGTCATCCTGATGATGTGCAAGTATGCTTAGTTGAATACTAACTTTATACGGTATGCCCTGATATATTTTTGTCTTTGTGTCAGAGTCACCTTCAACAAGATATAATTTGCTGTTGAGTTTATTTAGTTTGCTTGTTGAGTCGTAAGCTATTGAAGTAATTTCAAAACTCATACGAGGCAGTTTGATGGCAATGTCTCCATACTCTTCCATATGCATACTTGCTAAACGAGCTAAAAACTTCTGTTTAGGACCATAGGAAATTGGTACGCGTTGAATGCCAGTCATCTTACCATTTACCTTTTTCGCTATAGAAACGTCGTTAAAGATTGTGCCAAAAACAGCTACAATCTTTTTAAGGTTGCCATTATAGTAGTATGATGAATTTAACATGACTTATGATGGGTCTCCGAACGGGTTGCTTTCGCTAAAATCGATATAGTCATTACCAGCAATTTCAAATGAACTGTTTTGCGTGAGATCGTCATTGATGAAAAGTGCTGCATCACCATCAGTCAAACCAACTACTGAATTTATGATTGAAGAAGTGTTAGATGTTTGACCCTGTAGAGCAGCATATAGAGTCGGTTGATTTAGTCTTTCAATTGGTGATAGAGTATGAAACTCTCCATCATTGAACGTTAGTATGCCTAGAGTAGCAATCGTTCCCGTTGGTGTGTGTTCATACTGCAACAATTCTGCCTCTCCAGTAACGACAGGCTCACCAGGAAGATTCGGAAGAGTAATTGTTAGCGTTTCACCAAGATTGTGAACGGGCCCGCCGTCGAAATCGAGTTCTACTCGAGTGCCCTGAGTATGACCAGCTTGTATTGTGTCAATCTCTTCGATTCCAGTATCAATCTCTTGACCACTGTATTCGAAGAGTTCACATATAAGTTTGAATGTCGGGATGACTCCCTTTGTGTCGCCACTGCCGCCAAGTTGGAAAAATGGACTCTTGTCTTCAACAAACTTAATTTCAAAGAGTCCTCCAGCGAGTGGTAAATAGATGAGATCACCTTCACGTGGTCGAACGCTGTCGTTTGTATAGCCATGACGACCGATAAGAGAGTTCCATCGACGACGACTGCATACGAGTGTGACTTGATCGCGAATTTCAAGACCAAATTTTGTCATAAGGTCGCCGTCTCCTTCGAAACCATCAACACTCTCGATATACATTTCGATCATAAACGAAGTGTCAAAGCTTGATATTACATCTTCGTTGAGTATAAAGTCTTGCTTTACAATTTTACGCGGGATATAGTAGACATCATGCCCCATAATTTTCATAGACTCGATAAGCAGATCTTCTAGAAGATTCTGTTCGGGTCTATAGCGTTCACTAAAATATACACTGCGTGGCATAATGTGTTATCCCATATAAAAGTCTGGCGGCATTTGATATTTGGTATCAAAGTCGGTCTCAATTTTTTCAATGTCTGCAATCGCATCTTCGTAGATTGCGCGACCGTTTAGTGTCACTCCACCAGGAAGAGTCATGCCTTCAAATTTCAACAAGTTTGTTCCCCACTGTTTTTTCAACAGTGCAGTAAGATATTTCTTGAGAAGCATATCGTTGTAAACATCTTTAAAGTCATCAGGATCGATGGTCTGATAGCCTTCAATAATAATGTATTGACCAATCTGTACATAGGTTTTCCAGTCGTCTTGAATGCTTAATCGATTCATATGACGAGTAAATATAATCTGTTGGGTTGAACCTGTAAGTATAAGCTCGATTGAGTTCATATACTGTTTGGTCATTTCATAGTTGATGAGCGAGTCGGGCTTGCGAAGCCCATAGAGGTCGTTTAAAAACATCTGATACTTTACACTAAACATGTCAGCTGCGTCGCCGCTGCTCAAGTTTAAGACTCGCAGCACCGAAATAAGTTGGTCAGGCAACGTAAGGTAGTTGTTGATATAGTCTGCTTGAGTGACCTGATGCTTTAAGAATGTACGCACGACCGCGTCGCTGTGATACTCTTGATAAAACTGAAGTGCCTCGTCAATACGATCTTCAATCTGATCTTCGTCGATATTGATTTCGAGTACTGGAGCACCAAGAGCACGAAGGCAATAGTCTGCTAATTCTTGGCGTGATGTTGGTTTTGCCATAATATACTATTTATACTCAATGGCCTTTAGTGGCGAAATTGTATGTAATCTTTCCAGTCAAATCAGAAGAATATACACTCGAACCTGGGGTCATATACTGAAAATATAATTGTCCTGCACCTTCTGGTCCGTTTCCAAACTCTATCGTTAACGGATAATACCGATTAGCAACCATATAAAATGTACCTGTACTTT